GAAATTGGTCGATGACCTGTTGGAAGCACATAAGGAGCATCTGCCGCAGTTCTTCCATAAGGTAGAAGCATAAAGAGAGAGTTAGAAAAATATAAAGTGGTACTAGGCTACTGAATCATCCTATCTAATTTGAAGAGGATGTAAAGTAGCCTGATTTTGTTGTAGAAGAACTCAACTGCTTAACATCAAAGCTTGGCTTATACTGTACAAAGATGGATATTAAAGTAGAAGGAGTAAGAGATAATGTTAACTGTATACAAATTAATGTAAAATTAATTACATAAAAATACACATTTACCAATAATGTAATAATATGATATATTAAACTCAAATTAAAGGAGGTAGTACGATATGAAAAAAAAATTCTTGATTCTTTCAATGGCAGTTGTTATTTCGTTGTTAACCGTGTTTATTGGTAGTGCGGATGTCTCCGCGTACAGTAGCACTAAAAAACTAACAATGAACAGCAATTGGGGATACAGCGGTACTTCTTATATGCAGGTAAATGATAGTGGCGGTAGTTCGACGATTCAGGTTACTTACATACCTCATTATCAATCAGATGTATGGGTAAAAGCTACGGTTCAAAGATATTATTCAGGTAGCTGGCATAATGTAGAATCTAAAAGTGGCAGCGCAAAAAATTACTGGGGTGCTACAAAAAAGAATTTTAATACCGCTTTTTATGGTTACGCAAATAAAAAACAAAAAGTACGCGTAAGATTCCAGTTATCAGACCCTTCAAGTAAATCTCATATCTTGCAAACGGGATACTCTTATAGCTGGGTTAAATAAAATTAAAAAGATTAGTAAGGCTGCCAATTCATTTAATTATGGGTATTGGTAGCCTTCTTTTAAAAGATGAAAAAACGATTGTATCTATACTCAATTTGCAGAAGAAAACACGCTATTATACTAATCTAATGATTACTATAGTAATCATTTATTACTTTTTATAGGGATTATTTAGAAAAATACATAATGGTTTTGAACTAAGATCACTATAGGAAGGAGGGGGAGTCATGATCACAGATTATCTGAGTGAAACAATTCTTATCTCCATGTCAGATGGAGATTATTACATGGGTATTCTTACTAACTACGATGAAGTCAGTCAAATGATCACATTATCTGCAGACCAAAAGGAGAAGCTGCTGAATACAAAATTCATCAAGTCTATTGAGATTTACGGTTAATAATCTATAAAGTATTCTATATTTTGATAGCTTTTTCTAAAAGAGGCTGGGATAAAAGTGTTTTAGCCAAATAAAAAACCGAACTATATTGCAAATCTTCATACGAAAATTTGCATAAGTTCGGTTTTTTGATTAGTTATCTATCCCAGTGTAGGGAGAACGCGGAGACTCCTGCGGGAACAGCGCGAGCTGAAGACCCCGCAGTGGGGACCTTTCCACGAGGAGGCTGAGGCCGTGCCCGTGGAAAGCAGCGCTCAAGAATAAGATTCGGTTTTAAGCACTGGGAAATTAGTTATGTCCCAGCCTCTTTACTTTATTAAATTAATCTTTATGGATATAAATTCTTCTGTTATATGACTGTCTTCTTTAAACTTAGCTAAGTTTTGCAGCTCCTCTATCACATTATTCCCTTCTTGTGAAGTGATAGAGCATCCTTTTATTTCCAATATTTTCAATGTAAACTCCTGAATTTAGATGATAAATCTCTAAGATAGATCCTTCGAAGCTTTTCTTGTAGTTAACCGAATGCATATCTTTATAATAAATATATTCAAAGGTTTCTCTGTCAACAAGATTTTCTATTTTAACTTGATATATAAAGTATGTAATATTCGGATGATATTAAAAGGATATTAGTTATAACAGTTATAATTACACCGATTTTCTCTTCATTCGATGAGGTTCTTCTTTAATAAAACGAATTCTCTGTCTGAAATATAACCGTTTTCTTTTAAATCTACTAATTTTTGGAGTTCTTCTATAGTTGATTTCTCTTCCTGTATATTCGTTTCTTTTATTAAATCATCTAAAAAATCGTTGATTAAATCACGCATAATTCTTAATCCTTGTTTACTAGTACAGAAAAAACTCATCTTTCTGCTCGAATTTTTTATATATATCTCTAAATGTGCTTCTTTAAAATTTTCTTTGTAATCTAAAGAATGAATATCCTCGTAATTTACATATTCGAAAGCTTCGCCAGAAAATAAAGTTTTACTTCCAAATATGACACGTTTAGGCGTAGCCGCCAATTCGCCTAATTTACCTTCACTTTCTCCAAATATACTAAAACCAATTTCTTCAGCAATTGGATCTTCGATCATTGATTCTATGTATTTTATATGTTTGGTCATTTTAACGTTTTTTCTGGCCAAATCATATTCTCCTTTCGTTTACGGATAATTGATTGCTGATATTAAAAAAGGAGAATGATATCTAAAGAAAAGAATTATTTCAATCAATGCATCTTTTAAAGATATCATTTTTACTTTTTGATATCTAAGTAAAATCCTTTTCTAAGCATTGCCATTTAAATATCAGCATTTTTACATTTAGATAGTGCATTTTCATTATTTATGGATCCATATCTGAGACTTAATTGTATTTATGATATCAAAGTAGCTCTAATCTGTGAAATATTAGATTGAAATACTTTACTTGGATTTTTTATGGATTTTCACTTCAGGAACTGAGCTTCAAGGACTATTAAGATTAACTTGTAAGTTAAAAAACACGAAAGGAAGATGACAATATGTCTCTTGCAGGAAAAAACACAGTAGTAAAAGTTTCAACGGATGGTGAAACATTCACTCAGATTCAGGATCTAAATGAAGTTACTATGCCAATGGAGAGTGACAACCAAGATGTAAGTACTTTTGGATCAAGCAATGTAAAACGTCTTTATGGGTTAAAAGATACTTCTTTTGAATTAAATGGATTCTTTAATCCAGAAGACGCAGAAGGTCAGCTAAAAATCCGCCAAGCCCTGGTAGATAATTCTCCTTTGTTCGTTCAGTTTCTCCCAGATGGAACAACTGGTTTCCAACAAGAAGTGAAGGTAGCAAGCTACGAAGTTTCGGCTTCAGCTGATGGTGTAGTAGAGCTGGCGATCGAAATGGAAGGAACTGGGGCAGTAACCCTTATTTAAGGAGGAGATTTACTTGGCATTTAGTGGCTACCAAGCACAACTACTCGCAGCAGGTTCTCCTGTTTCTTTTTCGAAAGAAACAGGATTAACAAACGATAATCAAAAGTTTGTGATCACTGATAATCAAAAAAGCATTTTTGACCCTCAAGCAGAAATTACGGTTGAAGAAAGCAAAGACGGTTCTAGTTGGACCTTATCGAATCCTGATTCCTATACTGTCAATCGGCTGGAGGGCTCCGTAACTTTTCTTAATCCTAGAGAAACGAATATTTCTATTCGTTTCTCAGGCTCTTATCTGCCATTGTCAAAAGCAGGTCAGTCATACGAATACACTTATACGATAGAAGTGGAAAACCAGGAAGTTCCTGAATTTGGAACTGTTTATCAAAAGCGCGTAAGAGGACTGACATCTGTAAGCGGTGAAATTGCGAATTGGTATAATACCAATTCGTTACTAGGAACAGCATTACAGGAAAATAAAATAGTGGTTATACAATTTAAATCCAGTGATGTTGCACCCGATTTATCCTTATGGGCAACAATCAGTGCATCGGAAGTAGCAAGTACTGCTGACGGTATGATAGAAGAAAATATTGAGTTTGAAGGTACAACAGATTCAGATGGAAGGATGTTTAATTTTGGGTAAATTACGCGATAGCATTTTGAACATTAACGATATTAAAGTGGAGAAGCTGTATATCCCGGAATGGGATGTAGAGGTAGAGGTTAGAGGTCTTAGCGGGTCTGCACGAAATCGTATCCTAAGTAAGGCCTTGGATAAAAAAGGATCGTTAGACCTTGATTCCATGTACCCTGATCTTATTATTGCGTCTCTTTATGAACCGGACTCCAACGAGAGAATTTTTGATGCAGCAGATCGTGACCAGCTTAACGCGAAAAGCGGAAAGGCACTGGAGCGTATTGCACGAGTTGCTATGGCACTATCAGGTCTGGATGAAGGACAGGTAGAAGATAAAGTAAAAAACTAAAGAAACACCCTGAACGAAGGTTTTATTTCGATTTGGCCGAGCGTTTAGGGTGTACTGTTTCAGAGCTATTGGTAAATATCTCTTCGGAAGAGTTAACCGAATGGATTGCATATTTCAAAATATTAAATGAAGAGCAGAAAGAAGAAGAGAGAAAACAAAAGAATAATCAAACAAAAAGAAGACGTTAGAAAGGGGGATGTGAGTTGCCTTCTAATAATGCAGAAGAGAATTTTAGCAGAGTTGAAAGAAAAGCAAATTCAACTGCTATAAGTATAGAAGGATTGCAAAAAAAATACCAAAACCTTGGTAATACTATGACACAATTCTCCGGTTTTGCAACAGCTGCTGTTGCCCCATTGGTTGCGTTCCAAGCAACAGCGCTGGCAGGTGCAAAACAAACGGAGGAAGGAAAAGTTGCACTAGAAGGGTTCCGGGCTACTATTACTAGCTTGCAGAGTGCTTTAGCACCCTTTGCTACCGCCCTGCTACAGCTTGGTACAACCATACTGACGCCATTAATTGGAATCATCCAGCAAGTAGGTGCATGGTTCAGCAGTTTGTCACCTACCTTGCAGATGGTAGTGACTGGATTTATGGCATTCGCTGCGTTTCTGCCAACAATCATTACATTTTTAGGTGGTTTGATAAGTGTATTTTCCAGTATTTTTCCTGTTCTCGGCATTATCACTGGAGCATTAGGTTCGATGAATATTTCTTTTGCCACCCTAGTAGGTCCAATTGGCATCGTTATTGCTGCTATCGCGGCTCTCACGACCGGGATCATTTATGCCTGGAATAATTTCGAATGGTTCCGGAATGTGGTTACATCTGTGTGGACTGCCATCAGTACTGGATTCACCGCTCTTGTAGCTTATCTGCAGCCAGCGATCAATGCTGTTGTGAGTTTCTTCTTACAACAGTTCAATCAGATCAAAGCATGGTGGGCAGAAACGTGGCCACTAATACAACAGATATTAGTGAATGTTTGGAATTTCATCTCACCATTTCTACAATCCGCATTATCGGGCATCGTGAGTGCGATGCAGGCAGCATGGGGATTCATTGGACCACTTATACAATCGACGATGAACGGTATTATGACTGTCATGCAATATGTGTGGCCGCTTGTTGAATCCTTAATTATTTCAGTTTGGAATAATATCAAAGGTGTTATCAGTGGAGCGGTTGGTGTCATTACAAATATCATTTCACTTTTTGCTAACTTGTTTACTGGTAACTGGTCTGCTGTTTGGGATAGCGCTTTAAACATTCTTAAAAGTGCTTTCACACTTATTTGGAATTTGGTGCAGTTATGGGGGATTGGTAAGGTTCTTGGACTGTTCTCAAAATTGGGATCATCTGTACTGGGAGTATTCCGTAATATGGGCTCTTCCATTATGGCTGCATTTCGGAATATGTGGAGTACTCTGACAAGCAGTGCGAGCTCAGGCCTCTCCACGATAACAAGCTCAATCCGAACAGCTTTCAGTGGCATTCTAAGCTGGTTCACCAACTTGGGATCCAGTTTCTTTAACGCCGGAAAGGGCTTGATTACGCAGATTTCCAATGGAATTAAGAACGCTGCCACTGGGGTTCTAAACACAGTGAAAGACTTGGCTGGAAAGATTAGGGACTTTTTGCCATTCTCACCTGCAAAAGTAGGACCGTTATCTGATTTAAATCATTTGGATTTTGCCGGTCCTATTCAGTCCTCCATCGCTGGCGGTATGCCTA